TTCTTCCCCATCCCCAGAGATTTCACCTGTTGATAAAGATGACCAACAGATGCAAGCTTACGCGGATAACCTGAGTGAAAAGATTGAAGAAGTCTTTAAGAAGAACCGGTACAAATCCCTACTTGCAAAAGTCACTGAGCAAGCTTTAATAGGTGGCAAGGCTGTTTTTAAAGTCTCAACAGATTATGTAAACAATACAGATTTCGACCAAAAAATAGTCTTGCCAATTGTTGATGACCCAACCAAGATTTTTTTTGATCCAACAGCTAAGAAAATAGACCGGTCTGACTCTAATTATATTGTGGAGTCATTGTGTTTAACTGAAAAAGAAGTTAAGTTGCAGTTTCCAGATGCCGACCTATCTGATGAAATGTTTTCAGCACATATGACTGCTGGAATTAGCTGGATAGGGCGTAAAGGAAAAGAAAAACTCTATAATCTTTTTAATTATTATGAATACGAAACAAAAAAGAAATCCATCTACTTATTGAAAGATGGGTCAATTGTAGATAAAGAGCCTAAGTCATTTGAATCAACCCGTAATATAGAAGATAAGAGTGTAATTTGTAGGACTTTACTCGGTAAGCAGGTTATTCACGAGGAAACTTTAAATTGTGAATGCCTTCCTTTTTATCAGGTAACAGCTAAGCAATACCTAAAAGATAATAGGCCTTTTATAAAATCATTCCTATCTTCAGCTATGGATGCACAACGAGCCAAGAATTTATTGGCAAACCAATTCCTTACTGAGGCATTTTCATTACACAAGTCAATGTATGCTATAGCATTTGAGCAGGTTAAAGATGAAACAATTCTAACTTTGCAGAACCCCAACACTAAGAGTTTACTCCTCTATCAAGGTTTTGTTCAACCTGGTGGAACTGGTGATTTTGTCCAAATGCCCCCTCCTCAAATAACTGCACCTGCCACAATACCGCCTGAATATTTGCAAATGTATACGGTACTTGATTCAACAATTCATGACATTCTTGGGTCCTACCAAAGTACATTGGATGAAAAGAATATGTCGGGGGTTGGTCTTTATAATTTATCTCAGTATATAAATGGAATGCTAACACCTTTTGTAAACAACTTGATCACTGCATTAGAGGGTGTTACTCTCTGTATTTTATCAGCATTTAAAAAATTGCAGGGTAGTGAGACTGTTCAACAGGATAATAGTAGTTTTCAATTTGACTATGACTATGATATCCGGCAGTTTGAGGTTTATATTCATGCAGGTGTCAATTTCAAACTTCAGCAAGAAGCAACTCTTGAGAGGATGTTGAAATTAGCTCAGGTATCACCTAATTTTGCTAATTGGTTAAATGCAGAAGGGATACCATTACTGCTTGAAAATATGGATTTGAATGGCAAAGCTGAGGTAACAAAATCGTTTGAGCAGTTCCTGCAACAGCAACAACAGCAGCAACAGAATCAGCCACCATCTCCAGAAATGGTTAAGGCGCAAGCCGCTATTAAAAATCTTGAACTTCAAGAAAAGAAGATAGAAGCAGAAATTCATTCAGATAATAATAAATCGTTGTTAGATATGAATAAGCTTCAGCAGGATAAGAAAGAGAATCAACTGGATAGGTTATTGAGAATAAACCAGCAGCAATCTGAGAATTACAGAACTATTTTAGATACCCTATCTAAGAGAGGTGGTGAATAATGGCTGTGCTAAAAGCTTCGGCAAGGAAGAAACTGAAGAAGAGTACTTTTGGTTTACCAGAAGAAAGGAAATATCCCATGCCAGATAAAGCGCACGCTGCAAATGCAAAAAGCCGTGCTACTCAACAGCGTAATAAAGGGAATTTATCAGCATCAGAGTTGGCTACTATAACTCGTAAAGCAAATAAAAAACTTTATGGGACTACTAAAAAACCAAAAAAAGGAGGCTATTAAAATGGCTGCTAAATACGATTATATCGGCGCAAACGAAATACTCCGTGCCGGAACACCTTTACAACAACATATCCAGTATGGTCTACAACCAATCGGAAAAGCCATTTCATTTGGACCCGAAGTTGATGCTGCATTGTCAGACATAATTGTCTATTCTGATGCTGCTGGTCTCTTTTCTGTATTAGGTGGCTCTGCTACTCTTTCTGCAAACGCTGCCCAAGGCGCAACTATTGCTAACTTGAATTATGGGTCCTTACAAACTATCCATTTTCGTGCAAGTGTTTTTGGTGGGGCTGAGATTAGTTCTGATTTCAGACTTGGGACTGGTGGAAACATTGTAGTAAGTGACCCAGCAGGTCTTACAGCTGGTAGGCAAATATTTTTTGATGGTGTTATATTTTTATCATCTGGACCTATTACTTAAGATTTATTTATTTGTTATTAATCTAAGAGGACTTTAAATGGAAGAGCAAAATATTCCTGTAGGGGAAACTGACGAAACGGTATCTCAAAATACTCCTGATGGAGGGGTAAATACTGGAGATAGTTCACAAGATTCTGCGGAAATGAGTAGTGGTAGTGAATCTAGTGAGGATACACCTCTAACGCCAGAACAACTTTCTGAGGAATATGAGAAATTAAAATCTGAAAATCTTACACTTCAGGAAAATATCAAAGGGAAAGCTGGTTGGATTGCCGCTAACCGAGATAAAGTAAAAGATTATGATTCTCGCTCGACGGCTAATTCTGTTAGGTCTGACCCCCATACTCAGAATTTAAACTCAACAGTTTTGGAAGCAATGGAAAGTGCATCCCCATCTGAGAAGGCGCAGTACTTAGAACAATACGGGAGGGAATTTGCCAGGCAACAAGCTGTCCATAATTCTCAAACAGAACTTCAAAATTCCGCAAATGTGATAGATGCTCAAGGTTCTCAGTTATATGATGACTGGGGGAAGGTTATGCAAGGGGCTGTTTTTGGTATGTCTGAGCAAGACCAGGCTATCTTTGTGAAAGATTTAATTGGTTTAAAAGACCCGAAAACAATATATGAGGTTGCATCTCAGACAGTTAATGAGCGTAACCCAGTTTATAAATACTTAAAAAGCAAAGAAACTCCCCCTCAGCAAAAGACAGTTAAGAAAGTTGCAAATGCACCCCAGACTACTCTTAAGTCAACATCAAACTCAACAGGTAACCCGACGAGTTACGAAGAGCGGAAGATTAGGTATATGGAACGGCACGGTCTTGTATAGATATGGACCTTGAATTCTTGACACAGTAGGTATTTTCTGTTAGGCTTGAAATTCGTGTGATATCACGTTAAAAATATCAATGGTGATTCGTGTGATATCACGTTAAAAATATCAATGGTGATTCGTGGGGAACCACGTTAAAAATTTAAGCTCTTGTAGCCTGGTGAAAGTCCAAGTTCATTACGTTTTATGTAGAAAACGAAAGCATGTTTTTTTATTAAACTAATGAAGGGTTTTTACAATGGCAGCTACTATCCTACAAAAGATTGAAGGTTATCTAACTGGAGAAGGTTTTCCTCAATTAGATTTACAACTTGAAATTTTAGATTGTGTCGACACTAAATACGAAAATTGGGAAAATCTCGCAGGTACGCGAGGGTCTAGTGTTGCTTTCCAACTGCCTTCCAGATATATAACTACCAATGCCTTCGGTATGAATCCGACAGGGGCACCCTTACTTTCTCAGAACTATAGTGAACGTCGGACCGCGATGACGGTTGCTACGCAAGTCCATACTGACCATGTTTTAAGTGCGGTAGAACTCGCAACTTTTGATCTTGAGAAAGGTTCAATGGCTGTAAATGCTGCTGAAATGGTTTCAACTGTAGCAACTGATGTTAATAGAGCAGTTACAAATGGTCTATCTCTTTCCACAAATCGTTTTCTTGGGCCAGCTGGTGTTTTAACGACTGATAATGCTTCAATTCCAAAATTAACAAATACCTCCTATACGGAAATGGTTGAGAATTGTCAGTTATTCAGGAATTATGGTGTTGGTTCTCTTGTACATTGTATTATTCCTACTATTGTTATGACTCATTTGTCTGCTAGTGGTATGCAACAATTCACACCAACTAGGAACGATAAAATTCAAAACAGAGGGTGGCAAATACCTGTTCTAAATGGTCCATCTCGAATTAAATTTTATCAGTCTGACTTTTTGAGTACGCCTTTTGAACCTGGTACTTTTGTAAATGATCAAGTTGCACCAACTAATATTGTTGCGATTGATAATACTCAGACGTTCCAATTACCTGGTACAGAAACTTTTGAAGATATTACTATACTAACACTTGATGCTCCGGTTGCAGGCCTAACGATTAATGCTGGAGCCATGCTTGATATTGTTCCCCAAACAGTCGGTGGCGAAGCAATTAAGCTTCTACAATATAAAGGTCTTGGATCAAGCTATTTTAATGCTCAAGCTAGAGTTGTAGAAAATTCATCCTCTGCTGGTGGTAATCTTGTTATAAAAATTGCCCCTAGGTTAGAAGCCACTATCCCACCAACACCCGCAACAACGGTTTCCCGACCCATTACTGTTGTTGGTGGTGGTGAAGATCGTGTTAGGTTTGTTAAACGACATCTTGCTGGGTTTATGTTAGTTGATAAGTATGCAAAATTTGCAGCACCGAGATTAGCTAGCACATTCCCTTTCCCATCATCTACGCAAAGCCAAGGTGGTGTATCCATGCAAGTTTCGCAAGGACATGACCCATCTACAAAGGTTAATTTCCTTGCTATGGATATGCTTTATGGCTTCTTAGGAGTTGGTGAGGGCGCCGCTAGGATACCATTCAGTCCAGCACTAGTTGAAGCCTAGTTTAAAGATAGCGGAGTAGCATGAATGTTAAAGAATTCTTATCGAGGTCGTACAAAGATGCTCAGATAGTCCATGAACGTGGGGATGAGATTACCGCAGATGACTTTCAACGTGGTTTGCGGAGTCTTAACTATGTTTTACGGGGTATCAACCTTAATAAAGAATTGATTACGTATCGTACGCAGCAAACTTTAAATTTTGTTTTTGGGCAAGAAGTCTATAATGTCAATTTCGTAGATATTGATGTCATATATTTTATCCTGAGCGGTTCTGTTCGGTATGTTTTAAAAGTACAAAATATTGGTAATTATTTCCGTAGGGCTACGGTTATACATGCTACAGGTGTACCAAGAATTCTTTATGCTGAACCGAAGCCTGATTTTACATTAGATATAAGTATCTATTTAAAACCTTTCGGAACCGAACCTTTTACGATTCATGGTAGGCGGGCACTTACAGAGCTTGGTATTAATGATACTTTCCCACCAGAGATTTTCCCCTACGAGATGTATTTAAACTATGCGACAGGGGTTAGACTTCGGAACACGATGGGAATGGCACCAAACCCAGGTTTAAATAAACTAGAAGCCGAAGCTTATTACAATTTAAAAAGTACCCGATCATATAATACAAAAGTTGAGGGACCATTAGGCGGCCGTAATACTGTCAGTTCTAATTTCTGGACAGATTTGTATCTCGGCGGGTGGTTTTGATGCAAGATAAAGTAGTTGAATTACCAATTTATGAGGGCCACCAACCGTCAAGGCACCAGGGTATTTTTAATGCTCAGCTAACTAACCTCTATATAACGAATAAGTCTCTTGCGCCTGTTGCCGGTCTTGAAAAAGTTGATATTGTATTTAGCGGTTCTAATATACGTGGTGAACTTAATAGCAGCATATTAAATGAAGTTATTGTTGTTGTTGATGATGATGTTTATTCTTATAACGGAAATGTTGTTACAGAGATTGGTATTGCAGTAATAAAAGGCGTTGAAAAGGTAAAAATTGTTGAGAATTTTAAGGATCAAATTGCTTTCCTACACGATGGAATTGTAACAATTTATAATACAACAACGAAGGTTTTTGCTGAGAATACTCAAATTGGCGCATTGGTACAGGACATTGATTATCAAAATACCTATTTTATGTACCAATTAAAAAATAGTGATGAGTTTAAATTATCTGTTTCTAATGATGGACTCGGAGTTATCCAAGATTTTAGTGGTCTTGCAAATGGCCGTAATGTTGCTATAGCTGCTTTTGGACAACAGTTATGGGTTTTTACGCATTCAGATATTAATGTTTTTTATGATACAGGTACTTTCCCAAATATTTATGCGAGAGGTCAAACACTTGCCCCTAATTATGGGTGTATATCAAAAGATAGTGTCGCAGTAGATTACGGTTATATCTGTTGGTTAGGCTCTACGGACACCTCATCCCCATTTATAGCAATTTCAAAAGGTGCTGAGCCTAAACCAATATCTAATGAAAATATGGATTTCTTATTAGATGAGGTTACAAATCCTGCTGAGGCTCTTGGACTCCTATACCAATTAGATGGCCATATTTTTTATCATCTATATTTCCCAACAGATGGTTTTGGGTATGTATATGACTTTTTAACTGAGAAATTCTCGAAGATAACGTACGAGAATTATATAACGAATGTTGTTAAGTATAAAAATATATACTATGCAACTTTGTTTAACAACAGTAACTTATATACTTTTGATGTATCTATTACTGAAGAAGATGGTCGAATTGTAGACAGATATGTTATTACACCTACTTTTACACAGCATGGTACTCGGTTTGGGATGAATCTTTTAGATTGTTACGTCGAAACTGGGTTTAGTGAAGGTGGTAATTGTGAACTCTCATTATCTAAAGATAAAGGTGTTGTTTTTAGACCAGTAGAAGTAAAACAATTCCCATTAAAAGGCTCTTTTGGTGATTTCATCCGTTTCAGGCAATTAGGCAGCGCGTATTTTGTTAATTTTATGTTGCGATTTAATGTAAAAGGGAAATTTGCATTGCGTAGAGTAGAGGTTACATTATGAGACCATCCTTCCCAGTTGCAAATGGCAATACCAAACTTGTTGATAATGATGGAACCCTATCTGCAGAGGGCGTTAATATCTTTAATGTCCTTAAAATATTGTGGGATCAAAAATTGGCTGAGAGTGGCATAAGGCCGCCAGCTTTAAGTGCTACTGACCAGACCTCTATTGAACAAAATGGTAGTAAAATAATAAGTGGTATTGGTCACAGACCAGATATTAATGAGTATGTTGCTCTCAAGACATTTGGTACGGGTTTCCGTTATGAAAAAATACTCACGCAGCCTTTACCGTGATAGGAGAAATAAATGGCTTTTGATTCATCAGGTGCTATGCGAGGTGCTGGGTTAGGCAGTCTTGTTGGTGGTATATTTGGCAATGCAGGTTATCAAAACCCATACGGTGGCGCAACTTCAGATATGGCTAATAAGTTTTTGCCAGAATTACAGGGTTACCGTCATTCTTTAGACCCATATGTTCACCATTATGAATCGGCTTTAAGTGGTCTTCTAAATGACCCGAGTGCTTTGATTGACCATATAATGGGGCATTATAAAGAAAGTCCTTTTGCCCAACGTCAAACTCAATATGCACAAAATGCTGCTAGTGCTGCGGCAGCCCAAGGCGGTTATACAGGCACACCACAGGAGCAGGAAGCAGTTGCTCAGAATGTAGGTGGTATAGCTTCACAAGATGAGAATCAGTACCTACATAACGCTTTATCGCAGTATGGTGAAGGGCTACATGGAATGTCAGGTATAATGAGACAGATGCCTGGTTTATTTCAGCAGGAAGGCCAAACATACGGAAGTATGGCAAGTTTAGAAGCAGCAAGACGTGCCGCAGCCAACCAGCATCACAATAACCTTTTTAGTGATATTGGTTCTGGATTAGGTAGTATTATTGGTGGAAGTCCTCTTGGTAAAGCAATCGGTAGTTTTTTGTAAGGCGGTTTAAATGAGATTTGATCCAACATTAATGAGTGCTGCGGCTTCGATGGGTAATCAGTCCCCTCTCCAGCAAGCACTAAGCCGCGCAAAACAAATTGGCAATGTATTTGCTATGCCATTACAAAATGAACGGAATAAAGCAGCCCTTCTTAACCAACAGCAAAGAAATATTGCTCTACAACAAAGAAATGCTGTATATCATAAAACAGGATTGGCACAAGCATTAGCTAGTCTTTATCAAATGAGGTCTAATAAATCCAGAACAGATTCACTTACACAAGGCCAAAATCAACAAAATCTGTTTCACCAAATGCATCCAAATTCTTATTATGGTAATAAAAATATTAACATGGCTGATTATTTAGATAGTCAAGCTGCTACAAGGCCGAATCAACCACCTCCTGGCGTAGGGATTGGGCAGTTAACAAATCAGGTTCCAACAGGACTGAATCAACAATCACCACAATTCCAAGGCCTTTCTGCACAGATGGCGCAAAGAATTCCTTCTCAGATGCCTGGTCAGCAACAACAGCAGCAGGCTTCTCAAGGTATAGGTGGGTTAACTGGAATGGAACAACAGCAGCAGGCTTCTCCTGGAAGAGCTTACATACAAAATTTACAAGCTCAAGTTAAAGCTAGACGACAATTAGCCATGGCTCAGGCACAAAAAGCACAGCAAGCTGTTTCTACATTAGGAGTTGACCAAAAGAATATCAATAAAGAGAGGCGTATTTTAGGGGCTGTTACTATGGGGGATGGTAGCAAGTTACCTGGTTCTGTTATAGATTCTATTGTGGCGGAGGGTAAAAATAGTGGAAATCCTATGGCTGATATAGCTTCTCGTTATGGCATTTCAAACGATCAATATAATGCGGCGGCGAAGAACCCGCTCCCAAAAATAGAAAGTGCAACACGTGTACGAGGGGCTACCCGAAGGGGTGGTAACGCGTCTTCTAATGCTATCGCGGAGGTTAGATCAGCAATAATGCCTACGACAAATCGTACATATTTTGGTGGTACAACTACAGCAAAGGTAGATTTAAATACTGGGTCGCTTACAGAAAGAGCCAAAAGGTTTTTTATGGATAAAGATAATCTGAAAAAGTTTTACTCAGTACAAAATGGTAACTCTAACTTAAAGGATGCAGTTTATAAAATGCACCAAGTCAATACTTTGATTCTCCCAGCACTACAAAACCATGCTATTTTATCATTGCTAGCTCAGGATAATGTTAGGATAACTCAGGGTGGAAAAATAGAACTCGGTAAGACAGATGTTGGGAATCTTTCTGAACTTGCTGGCTGGAAAACTGCTAACAATTCGGATAGGTCTTTGGCAATATCTGTATTACAAAGACTTAGAAATATGTTTGTTAAAAGATTAGATGCGGGGGTTAAAACTGGCTCTTATCAGGATAGTACAAATGCAACTGCTAAAGAAAGTAGAGATGAAATAAAGAAAATCTATTGGGATTTGATATATAGAAAAAGGTTGTTAAAAAATGACCGCTGAAAAAAGTTTAGAAAATTTCGAGAAGGGCGGATTAAACAGTTTAATAAATCTACTAACACTTCCTACAGATGCCATAAATGAATTGAGAAAAATACCTGGAATTGGTAAGCATATCCCAAGGCAGAATTCTATTTTAGATGTTGCTGATTATTTAAGAAAGGGGATACAGCGCGGTTCAAGTATGTCTCAACATAGTATTTCTAAACATCCACAAGCTAATATAGACCCTGGTTATGGTGTATCTGGTGGGTTGGGCAATATAGCAGGCGCATTATCTACCCTTCCTATCGGGGGTATTGAAGCGTTGGGTGAAAAAGGACTTTCCCTCCTGGGGAAAAGTATACCTGCACGGCTTGCTAAATCTGCCATTAGGGGGGGTGCTTCAGGGGCTGCCTATTCACCAACTGGTCAAAGATTACAAGGTGCTGGTACTGGGGCACTTTTAAACCCACTTGTTGGGGGCGGTTTAGGGCTTGCAAAAGCTGTCTCTAAGTCTTTTATAAAGAAAGCAATTCCAAAAGCTGAGGCGGCTTTAAAAATAACAAATGATCAGCAAGTTAAAAATTTATTAAAACCATCATTTACTTCATCAACTTCTGATTTTTTAGAGAATGCTGCAAATAAGATAAAGAAAAATCATGATGAATCACGAAATGTAATAGACAAACTATATACAGAAGCAAGTAATGCTGCTAAAACTGGCGAAAATAAATTCTCAGGCGATTCTTTTTCAAAGAAAATTGATGAACTTAAGAAAGAAAATTTAGATTCTTCTATTTCAGATTTAGATAAGCCAGAAGCGGATGAGGTTAATAGGCAGTTAGATCATTTAAAGAATAGGTCTCCGAATAATGTAAGTGAGTATATTACAACTAGAAAATTGTTAAACCGGAAAATGAGAAATTTATCTTATTCACCGGCTGAGAACATAGCTTTGAGAAATAGGAAGAATAAGATATTCTCCAGTCTTAAAGAAGAACTAGATAAACCTGTTGGGGATACAATAAAATCATACAAAGCATCGGGTAATGAGTCCGGATTAGAGGCATTAGATAAAATACAAAAGGCAAATTCGGCTTATAAAAGCCACGTTGGCAGATTTTATGAATTACCCGTATCCCGAGAAGGCGGCCGACCCAAGGCATCGCCAAAATTACAAAGGTGGCTACGGCCTAGTGATGATCAAGTTGGTTCTGACCCACAGACTGATGAGGATGTTCTGAAGAATTATTTACCGCCAGCTTCGTCGAGTTCTAAAGCATTTTACGATAAATTGAGTGGGGCACTTGGTGATAAAGATAGCGCAAAAAAAGTTGTTAAATCTTTAATCTTTAAGGGCGATACTGGCGATATAGACCCAGTTTTTGCAAGGAATAAATTTTCTAAACTATCCAGTAACCAAAAAGATGCTTTGTTTTCTCCTAAAGAACAAAAAATTCTAAGCGGAAAATCAGAACCTCAAAAGGGGGCAGCTTCTGTTAATGGCACAATTGGTACTGGTGCAGGAATTGGTATCGGGCACTCTATCGGGCATGGTGGAATTGCCGCGTTACTTGGCGGGATGGCTTCACACGCTGCAGGTGCTGGGTATGCCCCTGGCGCTATAGCAGCTTCTGCATTAAAATTTG